TTGAAATGGAGCTTGTGCAGCTTTATTAGCTGCTAAATAAGATTGTGCAATATAAGGTATACCACTTCCAAATCCTTGATTTTTTGGCATAGCAAGGTAATTAGCTAATCCAGTTACAATACCTGTGCCTATAGACCTTCTGTTAGCTGCTTCTACAGTTTCTGGTGTTATAAATTCTGAATCTAATAGGCTCTTAGTTCTTGCATCTGGACCTGCTCCAAAGGCGTTCATACCTTCAAAGATATTAAATAAATTATTTATTTCTGGTTTATTTGCCATAGTTTTCCCTTATGATCCTGCTCTTGATATGTATGGACCACCAATACCTTGATAGCCACCCTGACCTAACAAGCTACCAGTTTGTCCTCTTGATACCATTGCTTGTTGGTGTCGTATTCTTTCTTCTTGTTCTGGAGTAAGTGCATTAACTCCCATATTTAATGCTAACCCACCTAAATCTTTTTTAGTTGGGACAAAATCACCTAGATAATTTAATAGTCCATTGTCAAACATTCCTGATTGTTCATATCCACCTGTTCCTTGTTCTGCACCTGTTATTGGAGTAAAGTCTGGTTGATAATTTAATTGTTCAGCACCTAATGTTGAATCATAACCACCACCAGTTACAGGTAAAGGATTTGTTGAATTTAATCCAATAGGAGTATCAATACCTATTGAGTTCATGCCACTCATATCTAGTCCTAATTTTTGATTTTCCATCATGCTTAAATCGCCAGTATAAACATCTGAAGGTGCTATTTGTGCATTGTATGCAGAATCCATTAATAGGTTTGATGTGTTTTCTGGAGTTACTACATTTCCAATTTGTCCAACTCCTAGTCCTGCATTTACAGCAGAGTTCATGCCTAATGCGTTCATACCTTGAAATGTATTCATGCCACCACTACCAAGTGCTGTTCCTGCGTCTAATGAGTTAGCTGCTGTGTTTCCAACCATACCTTTTCCACCTGCTGCTGCTTCAGCTCCACCACCAAATCCAAAACCAGCCACAGCTCCTTTTAATCCCTTACCACCCATCATTTTATCAGCCAAAAATCCTATTGCCATTGGAGCTATTACTGAAGAAAAAATTGCCATTATTTACCACCCCCACTTGAGGTAGTAGTTTGATTAACTGGTGCTGGTGCTCCATAAGCTGCTGATAAATAACTTTGTAGTTTGTTGTAAGGAGCATTTTGACCAAATTCAAATCTACCAATATCTGCATTAAGAGCAGATGTATCATAACCTTCTTGCATTTTACCTACATTCATTAGTTGCTGAATGTCAGAATAATCTTGTCCTGCTATTGCTCCAGCATTTCCTATTGCTTGATCTTGTCTACCTCTTTCGGTAGCGTAATTTTGATAAGCTAATTCTGAACCTCTTTGTGATAAAGCATTTGCTAAATTTTCTGATGCTTGTGATTCCATTTCACCCATAGCTCCAGAACCATATCTTCCTGATGCTGCTGTTCGTGAACCTATATCTCTAATAGCTGTATTAAATTCATTAACTACTGGTCTAGCTGCATTAGCCATCATAGATGCAAAGTAAGGATTTCCTGCTGATAACCTATCACCTTGTATTGTGCTTAATGCTTGAGTTTGAGCTGCTGGTATTAATGGACTACCTGCTGTTGCTCTAGCTTCTGCTAATCCCATTGCTGATGTTGTTTGTGCAGATGGGTCTACATAAGTTTGACCTGGATAATAATTTGGACCATCACTTTTATAGAGGTCTTGGGCTTCTTCTAATCCATAGGTTATATAGGGAAGAATAGCAGGGTCAATATTTTGTGTAGTTTGTTGGCTCTGACCACCACCTCCACCCTTGTGGAATTGTCTACCCAACTTACCATTGTCAATAGATTGGTTTCCATCTAGTTCTGGAAAATAATCGTGCATCATAATTTTAGCTCCATTAATGTATACTTCTTTTTATAGTTGTATAGTCTTGACCAAAGTCTTTCTATACTTTCAAATTTAGTAGAACCTTGTATAGCAGTTCCACCATTACTTTTTGCCCAATTTTTAAATTGTTCAAATCCTGCTTTAGTATTTTTACCACCTATATAAGTGATATAACAAACTCTGTCGTTAGGGTACATAATCCATTGCACAGTCAAAGCACAGTAACATTTATCATCTTTCATTAAGAGTAATAATTGTTGTTGCCCTTGTGATACCATTAACTTTAATTGACTTGCTGTAAACTCGTCATTACCTTTATCTAAAGCTAGTTGTAATAATGGTTCAGCTAGATGCCAATACTGTTGCACATGAGTTGTGGGTACAATATATAATTTCATAAAACAATAATAACACTTAACCTACTATAATATAATCAAAGTTTAAATCAGCACTTGCTACACTTGTGTGTGTTATTACTACACTTCCTTTAGCTTTAGTAGAAATATAAGGATTCTGTGCTGCTGCATTTGCAGTTAAAGGCGATAATAAAACAACACTATCAAATCCTAATCTTTCATCATTTAATGTTGTTGTTGTATTAGAAGCTCTTAAAGTAACAGAACCAGTATTATTGGTTTTGCCATTCATTGCGTTGTTAGTTACTTCTGCAACAGCTCTAGGCTCTCCACCTTGATATGGCAAAGTTCTATACATTCTTGCCATTATCTATTGCCTTGTGTTTTAAAGTCTACATCTATAGCCATAGCATTTGTCCATGAGCCAGTAGGTTTAACAGATACTCTATGATACCTACCACCAGTTCTTATATTAACTCTACCTTCTGATGTGGTAGATACCTCTGCACCAAATATAACAGAATCATCTAATTCTCTGCGACTAGCTACAGAAACATCTGCACTACCATTATCTATTTGTGGTCTTAATAAATTAATCACAGAATTGTAGCCAACTTCAAGATCGGTTGTTACTAATTCACTATTATATGTTGAGCCTGTAAATGTAGATATTTTTGTGCCTGTAGCACCAGCAAATAAGAATTTACCACCTACCCAAAGTCTTGCATCTAGTGATGCAGGTAATACATCTATGTCGGTGTACCCTAGAGTACCTAAACCTTCTAAAGTTGTTCCGACAGTCGCTATATTGCCTAGAACAGTAGCTGTGGTTTCTACCCTAGACCACTTACCTAATGTCCAATTATAAACTAACATACTTCTACCGCCACCTACATTAGCATAATTCCAAATAGCAATATTTAATGCTGGGTTTATAGAAGCAGTCATGTTACTTAATAGACTTAAATCTACATCCTCAAAAAACCAACGATCAATTTTTTCATTTCCAATTGGTGTTACTTGACTACCATCGCAAGAATAAAATCCATCATCACTTAAAAAGAATGAAACTTGATTGTATTGACAAATAGAATTTCCATTTAAACAACCTAATCCTCTTGATATGTTGTCAAACTGAAAGAATAAAGGACTTCCAACATAAGACATTCTTACTATTGATTTCTCTAAAAAGACTAAACCAAATTCACCACCTGTAAGTCCAACAACATTACCACCATCTGCAATTACTTGTAAATCTGATTGTGATGTAGCACCTGCTGTCCAGTCAGTCTCATCATTAATGTCACTCCACCTTACTGTAGAACGACCTAAAGTTCCTGCTGCTACACTTCCTGTAACTACAAAATCTCTAACAACTGTTATATGTTTTGCTGTTGGTGAGGTTGCTACATCTGCAAAAGCTGTTGAAGTTCCTATTGTCCAATATTGAATAGGTGCTGTACCATTAACAGCTAAAACTGTTTTTCCAAACTGAACAAACTTCCAAGCAAATGTGCTTGTATAACCACCTGATTTAGATTTATCTTCTAACGCTTCTGTAGATGAATTAAACTTAAATATTTTAGTAGCACCACCTGCAAACAACACTACTTCTGTATCAAATTTTGCTACAAAAACAGAGTTAATATTTTCTGCTGCTGCTCCACTAAAATCTTCAGCATTAGGAAAAGGTTGATAACCAACAGATACTGGTGTTACATTTTTAGCTTCATTTAAAGCACCTGAATTATCTGGCTGATCTGGTAGCCAATCTGTGAACTGAACTCGTTTAGTAGGCATTAGTTTACTTGCCCTCCTGATATTGTTCCTGATGTAACATAAGTTATATAGGAATGTCCATCTATAGCATTACCTGCTGCTCCACCTGCATTATTACTGCTAGTACCAACATTGCCTAAATTTCCACCAGCTCCACCACATCTTCCACCAAAGACATCACAGCTACCTGCTCCACCTGTTGTTTTAGTTCCATCTGCTGCTGCTGGAGAAGTGCTACCATCTGTTCTTGGACCAGCTCCTATTCCACCAAAACCTGCTGGTACTAATCTGTTATTACCTGGTGATAAACCTGTATTTGTTCCACCTGGAGGTCTAGTAGTATCTATTGTGTCTGAATTTTGTTCTTCGTGATAACCACCTGCACCACCACCACCATTTCCAGCAGGGTTATAAACTCTACGACCACCACCACCCCCACCTCCTCCACCACCACCACCAATTATTCCATTATTGGTTAATGATATTGGGAATCTTGTGTATAATCCTGTGCCACCAAAATCTCCAGATAATCCTGTTCCACCTTCACTATCAGAACCATATCCACCATTACCACCCCTACCAGTAATACTAGAATCACTTGGAATTGAAAGTAATACTGAACTTCCAACAGGTAATGAACCAACATCAAATGCTGGTACTATGTTGCTAGTTGAAACAAAGTTTGTAGCTGCTGCTACTGTGATAGAAAAAATTGCTGGTGAAGTAACTCCTAAATGAGTAGCTAAATTAAAGTTTTTTATTAAACCATCAGAATCACCTGTTAATGTAACATAAGTAACACCATGCACTAATTCCCAAGAACCAGAATGTTTTACATATACTTCATTAGCTGATTTCCATACACCACCAGTTTTAACAAACACTTGTCTAACTTCTTTGTTTGCACCATCATTAACATAGATAGTCATTTAGTCTACCTTATACCAAATATCACCATCAGAACCACCAGTAGGATTAGATGCAGAAACAGTTTTTGTTCCACTACCATTACTTCCTACAGTAATTGAATTTATAGTTGTACCAGCAATAGTGCCACCAGTAATATTAACTGCACCAGAACTTTGAGCTGCCATTGTGCCTACAGTACCTACTTTTGTTTGAACAAAAGCTGTAGTAGCTAATTGAGTTGTGTTTGTTCCAGCAACTGCTGTTGGTCCAGTAGGAACTCCTGTTAAAGTTGTTGTACCATCTACTGTTAAATTTCCACCGACTACAAAATTATCATTATCATAACCTGTAGAAAAATCTTTAACTTGAGCCATTATTTCTCTAATAGCATTATTGATCGTAGCTGGAGGGCAACCCTCATTAATATTAATTCCACCTACATCAGTATTAGAACCTGCTGTTGCTGACCATTCTGATATTTTATCTCTGCTCATAATTTACGCTATCCTATTCCATGTGTTTGAAGTTACAGGTACTACTGTCCAATTATTACCTTGAATATGTCCATCTACGACTACTGTTCCTGTTGCTGATATTGCTGCATTACCTGACCAAGTAACTGTGCTACTTGCAGTTACAGTTGCAGAACCAATAATACTTCCCTGTGCTGATACTGTAAAACCACCTATTCCTTGTAATGTACCAGTTCCAGATATAGAGCCTGTTCCATAAACAAACTGTCCAGCAGATAAAGCAACTACTGTGCCTGTTCCTACTATTGCTCCAGTACCTAATACTATTTGACCTGATGTTATTACAGCTAAAGTAGCTGTTCCATTTATTCCAGCATTTCCCTCTACAATCTGACCAGTAGTTATAACTGATAAAGTAGCTGTACCATTTACACTTCCAGTTCCATAAACAAATTGTCCTGCTGTCAGTACAGTTACAGTTGCAGTTCCATTAATTGCTGCAATTCCACTAAATGTAGAACTTGCTAACGAGCTGAATGGTACTTCTGAATATGTACTTATACCAAACATTGTTTATCCTTTTGGATTATCTGTTTTTACTTGTGCTATTGCATCTGCCCATGTTGTTGTGTTATTTACACTGTCCCAATACTGCATATCTAGTTGGTCACCTATAGATGGATAAGCTGATTGTCTATTACCTTTCCAAGCATTAGCTTCTGCTTCTGCATGAGCTGCTAATTCTTCTGGTGTCCAATCTACAACTTCTGTAGTTTGAGTTCCATCAGGATGGTTAGTTACTATTGTGTTTTTTTCTGCTGCCATTTTATTGCTCCTAGTTAATTAATTATTTACATCCATAAACTTCTATTTTTCCATTATCAAATGTAGCTGATGATTCCCAAGAACAGCTAACAGATGTGCTAGAAGATGACCTTAAATTTGTTCCTATGTTATATCGTAAATGTCCTGTACCACCACCCACAAAATCAGAACCTGATGTAATTGGAGTGTTACCTGGTGATTGTGGAAAATGACCTATATTTGACCTTAAATCAAATATCAATTGTCCTATAGAACAATTACCATTTGCTACTGGGTCGCCTACTGCGAAATCTGCATTACCTGCTATACCAATTTGTAATTTTCTACTTCCACCTGTATCTGAATGACTAACTTGTGCCACAACAAAAATTAAGAAATTTAAGTCAGTAAAATCTAATCCTGTTATTGTTTGAGTTGTACCTGATGTTGTAGTCATTGTGCCTAAATGAGTTACACCTCCACCACTTGGTGTTGCCCAAGCATTATCACCTCTTAAAAATGTAGAACTAGATGCTGTGCCTGTTGCTGATAACTCTGCTATACCAATAGCATCATCTGCTACTTTAGCATTGCTAACAGTATTGTCTTGTATTTGACTAGCACCTGTAGAACCATTTATTGTTGTTGCCATTATTTAACTCCATATATTTCTGCTGAACCAGCATCAAAAGTTTGTCCTTCCATTGCTATAGTTATAGCACCACTTGTTACTGCTCTGTAATTTGTACTTAAATTATAATAACCACCTGTTGTTGGTAAATTATCAAATGTGCCTGAACCAGATGTAGCTGCTGCTGGATAAGCAAAAGTATTAAGAAAAGTATTAGTTCTTAAATCAATTCTAAACCATGCCCACATACCTGAAGCTGCTGGAATTTGAGCACTTACATTTATAACTGCGTCGCCATTAAGTCCTACTTGAAAATCAGCAGCACCACCAGCACTTACATTATCAGTAACAATCCATATTTGATTATATAAACTAAAATTTTGAGCAGCTAGAGCTTGGGTTGTTCCACTTGTAGTTGTTAATGTTCCTAAATGAGTTACACCTCCACTAGAAATCCCTGTTAAAGCTGCACCACTAATAGCAGGTAAAGCTCCAGTTAATTTGCTAGAAACTAAAGCACTATTAGTATCTAATATTGTCCCTGTCGTTGCAGGTAATGTAAGTGTATTAGTTCCTGCTGCTGCTGGAGCTGATACTGTGATCACTCCACTTGAATCACCTGTTAATTTTATACTAGCCATTAGCTATTACTCCATTCTTCTATTGGTTGAGGTGGCAAATTACTTCCATCATCAAAATAAACATCTTGTAGAGGATCTTGTAATAAAACTGTTCTTATTAATTTTCTCCATTCTTGAAATGCTGCTTTACATTCTGGTGTTAAAGTATTGTTTGGTAAATCTGTCCAGTCTGTATCTACTAACAATTGTTTGCAATGTGTTTTTAAATTTGGGTTAATTAAATTAGTCATTATAATACTTCTCCTAATAAAATTTCTGTTTGGCTAATAGCTTTTCCAACTCTAGGAGTTCCTAAATTAGCATTATTTGTGAATGTGCCATCAAAAGTATTGTTAATATAAAAAACTTCATTAACTGTCATACCTGAATATCCAGGAACTACTCCTGAAACATATACACTTACATTTCCAGATGAAGCTGTAGTTGCTGCTACACCACCATAATTAAAAGGAGGAGTAGAATAAGCATTAACTGTATAAGTTTGAAATCCATATACACCAAGAAGTAAATTCCAAACATTAAATACATTACCTGAACCTGAATAATTTACCTGTGCAGAAGCAAGTGCTGAAGTTTTTATATTTGTTCCTAAAATACTAAAATCAGTATCTAATCCAACACTATTAATTATTCCAGCTGCATCTGGAGAGTTTGCTAGTACGAAATTTTTACTATCTTTAAATACAAAATGTTTAGTTGATTCAGTTCCTGATGGCAATACAAAAGTATCAATTAATGTAACTGAAGCACCATCTGCTGCTATTGTAAAAGTTTTCATCTTTCTATTACCACCAGTATCTACATATATCTGTATACAATGGGTAGAATCTAACATTGAAGTTTGTCCATCTGAATCATAATCCGCAGATAAAGTTATATTAACAGGAGTAGTGCTTTGGATAACATGAGAAGCTACTACTAGTGTTCTTAAACCATTGGGAGCTACTTGTATAAATCTATTAGCAGCAGCATTTTCTAGTCCAGATAATTTTTGGTATTGATTTACAGCTAGAGCATTATTATTTACTGTACTCATTTCATAGCCATAAGTATAATCGTATCTAGTTACATCAGAAGTTGTAGGAGCTGCCCATCCAGAATCTGTATCATAATAAAATTCAAAATACCCATAAGTGTTAGCTTGTAGTCTTACTTGAATCCTATCTTCGCCATATATTTTTGCAGCAAAACCAGATGTTCCTGCTGAACCTGTTCCAACACCAACGCCAAAAGTTGCTTGACGAGCAGTTCCTGTTACAGATGGTGCTCCTGTAGATTCATTAACAACAACAGTATACATAATTACACACGCTGTTGCATATGTACCATTATTACCTCTAGCAAAATTAGCTACTTGAAATTTTCCGTCTGGTGTTCTCCAAATATAAGCAACACCATTATCAATTTCAAAATTAGCACCACTACCCAGTTCATCAGGAGCAACAACTGTTAACCCTGTACTATTATTTACCCAAACATTACTTCCATTTAAATATTGTCCAAATACTGTCATATCAGTTTTAGAGGTATTAGAAGAATTTCTGTTTCCACCAGCAGCTTTAATTGCTGTCTTACCAGTACCATTATTCTGAACAAGTCCTGCCATTGTTGTATTAGTAGCAGAACCAACAGTATTACCAACAGGATAAGTGCCTACATTACCAGTACTAGCAGCATTAGAAACACCTCTTAAAGCTGTTACTGCTCCTGTAACTGCTTTAGTTATTTGTAAATTTGTTGGAACAGAACTTATACCAGTTAATTGAGAACCATCTCCAGTAAGACCTGTTGAATTAACTCCTGCTTTTGTAGTCCCTGCTGATTGAAATTCTATTACGCCAGAAGTATCTGAAGTTATTTTTAAACCATTACTTGTATCTGCATTTATTGTTGTAGCCATTATACGATCACCCAATTAGAGCCACTAGGAACTGTTACTGTTACACCACTTGCTACAGTAACTGGACCTGCCGACATTCCATTATGATTAGCAACAAATGTGTAATTTGTAGCTACCTCATTTTTGTTTGTAAAAATACCATTTGATGCAAGATGTTGTGGTGCTATTGCATTATTATTTGAATCTTGAGCTACAGCTTTTTCTGCTGGATAAGTACAAAATACATCACTTGTTCCAGATAGTGATATTTTAGAACCACTATTACTAGATTCTAAAACTGTATCTCTTGATAAAGTTGTGCCTGATAAAGTATAAGTACCTAAACCTACCTCAAAGTTTTCACCACTAACAAGTGTGTAGTAAGTAGTGTTTGCATTACCAATTACAGTAAAAGCCTGAAAACCATCTGAAGCACCTGCAAGTGTAACTGTGCCAGTACCAGAAGTCGTAGTCGTTTCTTTGACTCTGTCTTTAAATACAAGTGCCATGATTAATCCTCTATGCTAATGTTACTGATAAGTTACCAGCAGTGATCTTAAAAATATCCCCTGAATCAATTGTTTTAGGAGCATCTAAAGCTGTATGGTAAAGCAAGTTACCACTAGAAGCTGCATCCCAAAGACCAATCCATCCTACTGTTCCCCAATTAGCTGTTGCTGTAGGAAAGGTTGCTGTTGCATCTGTTACTACTGCTCCTGAAGTTCCAGAAGCTGTTGCAAAAGAAGAAGCAACTCTAGCGTAAGAAGTGCCTGAAGTAGAAACTTCTGCACCAGTACCTGCATCTGTAGGGTCTGCTGTGTGTAAAGAAATGTAAGGGTTATTAACTGCTGTAAAAGCTACCCCATTGAGTGTTTCGTTTAGAAGGGCTACTTCTAAATAATCTGACATATTAGCCATTGTTGTTTACCTCGTAGTTGTTGTTATAGACATTGGATGAGCAGGAAATTCCCCCTCATCATCTGATTTACTTAAAGATTGAACACCTCTGT